GTTCTATATTCTTATAATTCCTACTTTTTTTCTTTTTATGAACCGTTTTTATTTTATGCTTCATATTCTCGGTTTGGAAATTAGATGTATTATTTGTATCACTAAATGTTTTATCGATTGGATTATTATTTAAATTCATACGATTTACTGGAACCATTGTATATTATAAATTTGTTTCTTATAATATACAACTGTATAATAAAACCCTTATTCTTGCGGAATTATCTTGCATACATCATGCCACAATTGCCACTAATGAACGATAAAATGTTGTACCTCTCTTCATACAAAGTCATATTGTAATTATATTCGTATAACTTCCAGTTGTTTTTACGGACACCAATCGGATTTCCATCATCATCACAAATAATATCAAACTTAGATGCAACCTGATCAATTGAGGGAACATATGTAGTTAGTTCCAATTCAATGTTCTTAAATTTACTTAAATTAATTGCCCCCGATGGCTGGTATTCATAAGGACTAGTATTAAGACAGAAGTTGTAGCAATAAATACCTTCCTTAGCATTTCCCTTAGTACGAGTATATTTCTCGATATAATCATAAATGCCCCGTGTTAACATGTTTTCTCTGTATTCTCCATCTAATACAATCCCCATTGTTTCCAATATATGTTTATGGTTATCGACAATGTAGTTTCCAGTAATGTAAACGCCGGTAGTGCGTGTATCTCGTGGATCCACATTCGGATATTCACCAATTAAATTAAGGTCGTTACGGTATACTGAAACATCTACCGGAATATTTTTATATGGCCAATTCGAATAGTTCGACCATTCATTTCGCATGTTAACATCGTTTCTCTGTAAATACCACATCCAGCTTGATATCATTCCATTTGATTCGAGTTTAATTCTTTTCGATCCAGTGATATTTTCAAACTTATGTTGAAAAACGTCTTTTACTAAATATACATGGTCTTCTGACGCAAACACTTGGGCTTCTTCCTTGGATAGGAAACAATACGTCGACATTAGGTGTACATCTGCATTCCAAGTGGATACCTGATTTTCATAAATAACCGGTTTAAATCCGGACAGTTTTTCCATTTCTTCTTCGGTTTCCTCATCTATGTATTGTTTATATATTGGTTCGGGATGAGAAGGGGGTGTTTGTAAAAAACGGTACATTTGGAACCTAGCTTCATTAAAGTCGGGTCGAACATAGGGGCGGTTATTCGCATTATCATAGACATCACGAACAGTAAATAAATCCTGTATAGGACGCATCGTAACCGTTATTTCTAATTCATTGTATTGTAATGCAATTAGCGGGAATGCACAGCCATTATTCAACGTAAACCAAGTATTTATAGGAATATAGAGGTTTCGTCCTCGAATGGAAGGTTCCGATCCAGTCGTATCATTACTATACATAGCCGATGGGTATGAGTTAGCGCGTGTATAACTATTCGCCGGATTGTTCAATTCCGGAACATTTCCACTCATTTGATTAAACAACTCTTTTTTCTCTGAACTGAAATCCCGCTCGACCATCATTTGTAAATATTCTCCTGTATATTTTTGTATAGTCAGTGAGCCACATGTAATGGTGATATCTTTTATCATATTTGTACCAAGGTTCTCGATCCATTTGAAATCATATGGTGCCCATCGAAAATCAGTTCCGTTTACAGGGTCGTCGATGGGAGGATGGATTGGGCTCCAAATGTCAGGCATAGTTACCACAACATATGTATCCATTAGTAATTCTGCGTATCGAGGAATTTTAAAGGTAAACTTAGAATCTTCTGTTAGACGAAGGTCTCTTAAACCATTGTAATCCAAACGAAATTTTTGAAGTCCGAAGTTACTGTATTTACAATAAGTTACCTTAAAAAATGTTTTGCTAGGATTTCCAGTTAAAAATAGATTATTGTTTCCGAGTGCAACGATGTTTAGTAATCCACCTGCCATTTACTTAATATATATAATAACTATTATATTTGTTATCGATAAAATATATTATTTTGTCGCAGTATTTATATACGCTCGGTAAGTATGGAAATATATAAGCGACTTATGTTAATATTTGCAATGATTATTTTTATCTATATAACATTCCGTTTTTTAAGGAGACGTCGAGAAATAAGTCATTTACGTAACAAAATACATATAGAAGGACTAAAAAACAAGGATAAATGTAAGAATGCCACGTGTGCAGGTAATGATCTTGACCGCGTAGAGGGGTTTGGTTCACCAGAAGCCGAATATAATAATTTGATTGAACCTAATCCGGTTAGTATCACTTCTATGAGTAAAGAGTATATAGATCAACCTTTGAAAGAATACGTAATCAAAGGTTCTTATAATAGTGCCATTACAGGGAACTATGTCAATACGGAAATGGTGAAGTACGTATTAACACGAGGATGCAGGTATTTAGATTTTGAGGTACTTTATATAGACGAAAAACCATTCGTTACTTATACTACTGACAATAAGTTCGAAACAATAAAGACGGAGAACAAGATAGTGTTGGATAGAATACTTACCTCAGTAGTAGCACAAGCATTTACTCAGCCAATACCAAATTTTGAAGACCCCCTATTTATTCATTTAAGGTTAAAATCAAATGATGTTAATATCTATAAATCGGTGGCCAAATCAATCGATGCTACATTACGCGGGAAGTTATATTCTAAAAAAATAACAGATGCTACCAAATTGTCTGATGTGATGGGCAAAATAGTGGTCGTTATGGACAAACCGATCAACCGTAAGTATGAAAACGATAGTATGTGTAAGGGATCTGATAAAGATTGCTACAAATTGACGAACTATATAAATTTAGATAGTGGATCGGAGACTTTGTATCAGAATACATATACCGATATATTAAACCAATCCTATACTCCGGTAAATATGAAGGATAAGTGTGATATATGTACAGACGTAAAGCATAATCGAATGGTTGTTCCAGATAAGATGGACAACACAAGTAATCCAAATACATATGAACTAATTGGAAACCACGGTTGTCAAGTGGTAATGTGTCGCTTTTACATAAAAGACGACAATTTGTATAATTACGAAAAACTGTTTGACGATAATAAAGGTGGTATCGTACCATTATTATTTGCATCTGATTACATAAAAAAGGAAGGAACCAAGTAATTTAGGGTGTAAACAAAGTAATATCTTATTATATGTATATGAGTAAGTATAATAAGACGAAAGCAAATAGGACACGTCGGAAAAATTCAGCGAAGTTTAAAAATTCAGAATGTAATGATGGGATGACGTTTCAAGAATGTGAATTAGCTATATTGAGGCAAGCAGTCGTTGAAAATGAAGAAGCACAAGGTCGAAGAGTAGTAAATAATGATGATATCCGACAGATTTTAAAAATAGTAGAGGATTTCATTGTACAAAAGAAGTTAATATGTTATGGAGGTACTGCAATTAACAATATTCTACCAAAAAACGTGCAATTTTACAATAAAGAAACTGAGATACCTGATTACGATTTCTTTTCACCCGATGCATTGAATGATTGTAAAGAATTGGCCGACATTTATTATAAACATGGTTATACGGATGTTGAAGCCAAATCTGGGATGCATGTAGGCACATACAAGGTATTCGTGAACTTCATACCCATTGCCGATATTACACAATTGGTACCGAAAATATATGATGCAATACGCAAAGAAACAATTGTTATTGCGGGTATTAATTATGCTCCCCCTAATTATCTACGCATGTCAATGTATTTAGAATTATCTCGCCCCCATGGTGATATATCTAGATGGGAGAAGGTATTGAAACGACTTACACTATTAAATAAACATTACCCAATGGAGAGTGATGAATGTTCACATATTGATTTTCAACGAGAATTAGACAGTGATATGAACAATGCAGAAACAATCTATGTTATTACTCGTGATACATTAATTAACCAAGGAGTGATATTTTTTGGTGGCTATGCATTCGGAATGTATTCAAAATATACCAAAGACAATACAGACCGCAAGATAAAAGAGATACCCGATTTTGATGTCTTGTCAGAAGACCCAGAAAGAACAGCTATGATCGTAAAAGAGCAGTTGACCCATAATAACATAAAAAAAGTAAAGATTATCAAGCATCCGGCAGTTGGTGAAATTATACCCGAACGTACAGAGATACGTGTTGGACAAGAAACTATTCTATTTATTTACAAACCATTAGAATGTCATAGTTATAATAAAATTACTATCAATAATAACGAGATACATATTGCAACTATTGATACTATATTGAGCTTTTATCTTGCACTGATTTATGTGGATGCCGACCTAAATTATAATAGGTTGCTCTGTATGGCGAGCTTCTTATTTAATATCCAAGAGAAAAATCGATTGACGCAAAGAGGCCTATTGAAACGCTTCACTATGAGTTGTTATGGTACCCAAACTACATTAGAAGATATCCGTTCGGAAAAGGCGGCCAAATACAAAGAGTTCAAGGATAGTAAAAAATCGAGGGGTGATGAATATGATACTTGGTTTTTAAAATATAATCCAGGGGATAAAAAGACGGTAAAAAAGAACAACAAAACGAGAAAGTCTAAAGCAACGACCAAGCAAACAAAACCAGGATTATTTGACATCTTCAAGAAAGTTAAATCTCGCTAATGTATGTAGTAAACTTGATTACTGTATAATATAGAGAGCCGAACGCCATACTTTTTAATAGTAATCCATAGAAGTTAAAATTGCCATCATCATTATAAATAGATAAGAACGAGAACCGTTTGAAAATA